CACTATCTGATCAACGTGCGCTTGTTGCATGTATTCACTAGGCATTGCTGCACAATCAACCAGCCAATCGGTATCACTAAAACCAGACACTAGGTGCTGAAAGTCTTTGAATCTATCCATTGTCTTTTTCCTCATGGGCGGACTATGCCGCCTTAGCGATTAAACCTAACATTTTTTTGCCATGCGCTGGATATGCTATCACGGCATTGTTCTTTTGCCAACACGCACGACACGAGGCGCATTTACCTTGTCTCGTGTACGCTTCACATACTGTCATGCTTTCGGTAGCGTCCTCAGCGAAAGGCACTATGGTGCTTGTAGTCGCACCGTCGATAGTCCCGCCGGTGATGCTATCGGATGACAAGCGAACAACTACGTTAGGCAATGCTTCCATCTCAGCGAATACATTAGAAAACTTCGTAAACTTGTGCATTCGCGTCGGTAACCAGTGATTTACCCATGGCGTGCGCTTCATCACTTCCAGAATTTTCTGTGCAAGCTTTAGACTGTAAACATCGCCAGAATCAAACCAGCGGAAATAACGATCATTGTCTAACTCTGCCACCATATCATCTACCCATGCATCGCGCTTCCAGTCTTCACGATTGTGCTCGCGTGGTGCTTTGACATTTGGAAACCTATAGTTGCCTTGAGTCGCATAGCATCCAGCACAAGCTGGCACTAGTTTACCGTCGCTGCCTACGCTACCCGCGCAAGTCTTGAGTGCTTCTAATGACCATGATCTGCAGGGCATTTTTGAAGCTTTAGATAGTTTGATTGTCATCTCGTGTCGTCCTTTGTTTTGTGCTTTAAAGTACCACAGCAAAGCCCACGTTGTCTACATGGGCAGAGCTGTGATGCCTTATAGTCCTACAATTTCTTTCATATAGAGCTCTTCGTTTTCTTCCTTGATCTCATCTACTAGCAAACGAAAGCACTTGTAGTCCTCTTGCGCTTCTCTGAGATCTCTAAGGAGGCTTTCGTCGCTGCTGTATGATCTCTGTACTAGATCTCGTTGCGCTGCGTTGAAGCTTGAGCGAAGTGCTTTAGCTGCTCTGATCTTTTGCTTAATTGTTGTCATCTTGTGTTTCCTTGTGTTATGTCATTTGCGTTACATCTGGTGCCCATTGTACTCCCATGAATGCTAGAGTCCAGCACTTTTTGCATGATCCATGATATCTCCAGAATCATGAGGTTTCTTCAGATTGTCCATTGTTGGCACAGTGTGTGCTAGTGCTGTCTAGTGGGTACTACATAGGCCCTCACATGTCAACACTTGACTCCACGTTCCGCCTATGGTTGCGCCCCGTGTCGCTACCATGGATCGCACCTTATGTCAACACTTGACAGCCCGTGTCATCTGTGGTTGCGCCCCGTGTCGCTACACTAGTTTGGCCATCGTGTCAACGCTTGACATCTTGTGTCATCTGTGGTTGCGACCCGAGCTGCCTTGCACAAAGTGTGCCAATTGTCTGACAAATGTTGGACGGGGGGGCCGTGTTGACTCGTGTTTATAATTGTAGTAGCTACCCACGTACAAAAAAGGTGAAAATTAGGAATAATTACTCGTGTTTTAACAACTGTAAGTCATTGATTAGCCTCGTGGTTGCCACAACTGCAACAACAATGGAAAAATAGCTTGACTTTTGTGTAGACTTGTGTTATACTATAGACATAACTAGGGACAATTTGTGTTATGACCGCTGATTTACAAAAGCGTGGCCGTGGCAGACCCCGAAAGTCAGAGATTGCCGCTGTAAAACCCGGTAACAAAGGTCAAGTAGGTAGGCCAAAGGGTGACGCAGCGATAATCAACGAGTACAAAGCTCGTATGCTGGCTTCACCGAAGTCAAAAAAAGTACTAGAGACGATCTTTGATGCTGCTCTGGACAACGACCATAAGAATCAAGCTGCTGCTTGGAAACTAATTATGGACCGTATGTTACCAGTAGGGGCATTTGAGCGTGACGTGGTGAAGGACGCGGGTAGAAACGCCATACAAATTAATATTACTGGTGTTGGGACCGTAGACGTGTCCAATGACGAACCTATTGAAGGAGAACTCGTGGATGAAGCTTAAGCATTTTACTCTGGACGAGTTCAACTGTCAAGTCACGGGTGAAAACCGTATGGAAGAAGAGTTTCTAGAGAAGCTTGATCGTTTGCGTGGGGGCTGTGGTTTTCCATTTGTCATCACTAGCGGCTATCGTCATCCTACTGAACATCCTATAGAAGCCGCTAAGGAAGTTCCCGGCACCCACGCCCAAGGTATTGCTGCCGACATCCAAATCACCAATGGTGCCCAGAGACACCGTATAGTCAACGTAGCTAACCACATCGGCTTCAACGGCATTGGTATAGCTAAGGACTTCGTACACGTAGACACTCGTGGTACTACACCAGTTATGTGGTTGTACTAATGAAGTTTTCTCATGGTGATGCTCTAACAGCAGGAACTGCTAATACTATCCTGACTGCTCCTGCTGGCTATGACGCTATAGTTAGCTACTTGTTCATCTCTAACACCACAGGTTCCACTAAGAGTATCAGTGCCAAGTGGGTACACAGTGGTGTAGACATTGATTTTTTGTCGTCTAAGAACCTAAACGCAGCAGAGATTCTGGACTTCGGTGGCCCAGAAGGTGCTTTCCTTGTGATGAAGGAAGGTGACACAATGGTCTTAACGCCGGAAGCTGGTTCTACGTTCGTAACCATTATTTCATTTGAGTTAGTCACAGCCACACCAAGGCTTAACTTTTGACAACTGATCTGAATATTGAGTTACTGCCGTGGCAACAGGAAGTCTGGGCAGACGACACCAGATTCAAGATTGTAGCAGCAGGTAGGCGTACAGGTAAGTCCAGGCTTGCTGCATGGATGCTGATTGTAAACGCTCTGCAAGCCGACAGAGGCCATGTGTTCTACGTAGCGCCCACACAGGGTCAGGCTCGTGACATCATGTGGCAGACTCTGTTAGAGCTTGGGCACCCAGTAATCTCAGGTAGTCACATTAACAACCTGCAGATTAAGTTAATCAACGGAGCCACGATTAGCCTAAAAGGTGCCGACAGACCAGAGACTATGCGTGGTGTGTCACTGAAGTTCCTCGTGTTGGACGAGTACGCCGACATGAAGCCCGACGTGTTCGAGCAGATATTAAGACCTGCTTTGGCTGACCAAAAGGGCTGTGCAATGTTCATAGGTACGCCTATGGGTAGAAATCACTTTTACGAGTTGTACAAATATGCTGAACTGGGTGACGACGAGACTTACAAAGCTTGGCACTTTACTTCCTATGATAACCCACTGCTTGACGCTGATGAAATCGACATTGCAAAGAAGTCTATGTCGAGCTATGCGTTTCGTCAGGAGTTTATGGCGTCGTTTGAAGCTCGTGGGTCAGAAATGTTTAAAGAGGACTGGATAAAGGTTTCTGAAGAAGAACCGGAGATAGGAGACTACTACGTTGCAGTTGACTTGGCAGGCTTTGAAGAAGTCAACAAGAAGAGAACTAAGAATACGAAGCTTGACGAGACTGCGATTGCTGTTGTCAAAGTTAGTCCTGATGGCTGGTACGTTGATAATATTGTATATGGGCGTTGGAGCCTTGATGAAACAGCAGCCAAAATCTTCCAGGTTGTCAGGGACTATGAACCAGTTAGTGTTGGTATCGAAAGAGGGATTGCAAAGCAAGCAGTAATGTCCCCTCTGACGGACCTACAGAAGCGTTACGGGACTTTCTTCAGAGTCGAGGAATTGACCCACGGTAACAAAAAGAAGACTGACAGGGTTATGTGGGCGTTACAGGGGCGCTTTGAGAATGGCTTCGTAACACTGAACAAAGGCGAGTGGAACGCTAGGTTTCTAGACCAGTTGTTCCAGTTTCCTGACCCTTTGACGCATGACGACTTAGTGGACGCTCTGGCGTACATAGACCAATTAGCAAATGTAGCGTACAACTACGAATTTGAAATAGATGACCATGAAATCTTAGATATTGTGAGTGGTTACTGATGAAAAAGTGCAT